ATGATATAGTATTCATCAGCAAAGATGAAGAAAATGCAGATTACAATTACAAATTGTTAACAGATAAATTTACACATGCTAAACGTGTACATGGTGTAAAAGGTATTCACGCTGCTCATATTGAAGCAGCAAAGTTGTGTGACAGCGAAATGATTTGGATTGTAGACGCAGATGCACAAATTGTAGATAACTTTAATTTTGACTATTATATTCCTACATATGATCCTGATAGTAAAAACACTGTGCATGTTTGGAAAAGTAAAAATCCTGTAAATGGACTGGTATACGGCTATGGTGCTGTAAAATTATTGCCACGAGAACTTACACTTAATATGGATACAAATACAACTGATATGACCACAAGTATCAGTGATAAATTTAAAGTTGTAAACAGAATAAGCAATATTACCAATTTCAACAATGATGAATTTGGTGCTTGGAAAAGTGCATTTAGAGAATGTGTAAAATTATCCAGTAAAGCTATCAACGGACAGCTTGATGAAGAAACAGAATTTAGATTGAAAGTTTGGTGCACTAGAGGCAAAGATAAACCTTATGGAAATTATGCTATTGCAGGTGCTTTAGCTGGTAAAGAATACGGTGAAAAATCTATTGGTAACAAAAATGCATTGAATAAAATAAATGACTTTGAATGGTTAAGAGAGCAGTTCAACAACTTGAAAGACAGTTTGTAACTTTTGTTGATTGCTTTTGTTGCGCAGTGTGCTCAACAAGCCTTTGTGCAAAGGTTTAGGCCAATTATTAAAGCTGACCCACGCATATCCGCTGTGTTCTTCATTTAGCTTTGGAATAAATTCACTTTCGGTGACACATAGATATGTGTAAAATTCAAAATGTTCATCTGTGCTAATAAATGTTTCAAGAGGAATTGACTTTTTTATTTTAGGAAGAAATCCTATTTCTTCTTCGATCTCTCTTCGTAGTCCTTCCCAAGGTGTTTCTTGATCTTCATTGGTACCACCTACTAAACCCCAAACATTATTTTGTCTACTTTTAGAACGATGTAATAACAAAAATCTGTTAGTGTCTAATGTATAAAAAAGTGCACCACTGCAAATTATTTTCTTCATACAAATAGTTATGCGTCTAGATATACATCCCATGTACCAACTGGATAGTAACCTTCAAATGCTTGTAACCATTCTTCACCGGTCCATTTGTATATGATATTGGTGTTTAGATTTTTTTGGTTAATACCATTGGTACTATCACTGTGATCCAACACAATATGCCAACTTGCGCCATCCCATTCAATTAGGTCATTTGCATTGGCTACAAAGTCTGTACCGTTGTTGTTTTTCCATGCATCTGGGCCATCTGTATTAGAAACATCTCCAATGTCGTCTAAAATCAACAAACGCAACCCTGGTACTTTATCTGCTGTTGGATTGTATTCTTGAGGATCAACAACTTTGTCAAAGCTGGTCCAACTGTTTGGATCTCTGGCTGGTCCTTGTATAACATCTCCCGTGGGCAATGTGTCTGTATCCCAATTGACATTTAACTTGTAATCATCAAACGGATTTAATGTTATTGTGCCTACAATAAATCCTGTTTCTGTGCGCAATCTTATTTCACTTATATCTGCTTGATATGTTCCAGGGTAACTATCAATTACTTTTTGCCACAGTATTGTGCCAACATTGTCATCTGAATCTACCAATTGTACTTCTCGCCCTACAACATATATTCCGTAATTTCTATAAGATGTTGGTATTGTTGCACGTACACCTGTGTTTGTGTCAATGCGTGTAATTGTGTCCAGCTGATTGCCTTCCCCTTGATTCACTGTTTCAACTGGAGGTAAATCTTCCGAGTATGCAGTCAGTTCTGGAGTGCTAATTCCTAAGTCAATTGTGCCTTTTTCTTCATCCCACATATTTGCAATAACACTGGTAATTACACCTAGTTTTTTAACTTTAGCAGGTGGCGTAATATAGATAGGTGTTTCAAAACTCATTGTAGCAATATCTATTTCTGTATCAACACCCACTGGTATAGTTCTGTTGCTCCAACGTACATCTGTCATGTGCAACACTGTTAGGCTAGTCCAGTCTATGTAATTGTCAGTTGTTTGTAATTCCAAGCTCGGACGAAACAACACTAGTATTTGTTCTAATATTTGTAACTTTTGTTCTGTATTACTTGCCCACACATCTACATTCAAACTGAGCGTATAAGGCGCAGGATACAATCTTTCTACAGTGTAATTCTTACCTTGTGTATTTAAATATTCGTTGTTGTCTTCATCAAATGCACGTTCTCTAATGTTTACTTTGTCAACAAAGCTAGCATCACCTGTTCTGCTGCGGTCCATTTCTATGTTGGTAACATACACAGCCATTCTTGGAACTGTAGGTAATTTGTTTTCACTGTTGTCTTTCATAATGTTGGCAACTTGTCTAGTTAAATCGCCATATGTAACAGGAACACTTTTTAAATTGCCGTTTCCGTCTTGTACACTGAAACCCGACATTAGTCTTACAAGTTGTGTAATATATTTTCTAATTTGTCCATCATAAAAAAATTGCATCAGTTATCTGCCTTTGGTTTAAGTGCTTTTGATAATGCTTGTCTTTCACTTACATCTTCGCCACCTATTCTGTTTGTAGCTGTGTTGTTGATAAATGATGCAACTTGTGTGCGTTTTGTATCTGTATTTGTGATTTCAGCTCTTACGTTGTCTTGCACTTTTGTCCACTTTGCTCCGTCATATCTAAACAGTCTGTTTGGTAAAAAGTCTGTTCTTAAAAAATAATCACCTTCTACATTGTCAACAGGAAAACTAATACCACTGCCAAATGCTTCGCCGTTAACACTGCCTACACCTAGCAAGTATCCTTTATAACCTGGACGTTCTGGTGTTTGGTTGAGCTTGTCTGCTGTTGTTAAGCCACTTGCATCTAAATCTTCAGCATCTGCTGTTAATATTTCCGGATTACCATTTTCATCTACTTGTAAAGTGTAATAATGACTTATATCGTATCCCGACAACGGAGAATCGTCTTGTGCTTGTGCAACAACTGCATTGTTGATTTGCATTTCTGTTTCAAATGTACTTAGTAAATCTCTCAGTGTACTGTTAGCATCATCACCTGCGGGTAGATCTAATATTTCAGCATATTCTTGACTATCCACGATTTGTTTTAACTTTACACGATACAAATGTGGATACCATGTTTGACTAAAGCCTTCTGCTGCACGATTTACATCTTCGACTACATAAAATCTTTTTAGTGCAACACTATAATCATTTAAAGCGTATTCGTCCATTAGATGCGGAAACTCGATAACATCGCCGCTCATGATTTTCCTGCCAAGAGTCTTTACACTTGCATTAATGTGTATTGTCATAAACAATGTGTCGTTTTGTAAAAATAAACCAAACTGACTCAAATTAAAATCTGTATCACTTACATTGTAAATGCCACGCATGGTATAAACATCGGGATCGTATTTTCTATCTCTGTTTTCCAAGAACAGCATGTCTTGTATGTTTGTTTCTTTTACTGCATCATAACGAGGCTCAGCTGAAGTAGATTCTTCTTCAGTTGGATTTCTTGGACCTAAATATTTGTGCACATGAATATCTGTGCCGCCAATGCTGAATTGTTCATAGATAACTTTATCTAAAAATTCATAATCGGTTGTTTTGTTCGGTCTGTATAAACTTAGTCTTGGCATAGTTATATTTACCTGATAAATACTGTACGGAGAAACCCTATGGCAGATACAAATTTAGCAACAGCAAAACAACATATTTTTGATTATGTACACGCTTTCTTAGGCGGCGGTATGGTAGATGTTGAGCTTGATCCGATGCATTATGAAATGGCATTGCAAAAAGCACTTACTCGTTATCGTATGCGCAGTGATCACAGTGTTGAAGAAGCATATGTTGGTTTAAAATTATTAGAAGATCAAAACGACTACACATTACCACATGAAATTGTAGAAGTTAATAAAGTATATAGACGCAGTGTTGGTTCACGCAGTGGCGGCGGTGATGGCGGCACATTATACGAACCTTTTAACCTTGCTTACACAAATGCTTATTTGCTTGCAGGATCTGGTATGGGCGGACTTGCTACATATGAATTATTTGCTCAACAACAAGAACTAGTTGGTAGAATGTTTGGTAGCTTTATTGAGTTTACTTGGAATACTACAACCAAAAAGTTAACAATACTGCAAAGACCACGTGCAGGCGAAGGCGAAGATGTATTGTTAGAAGTTTACATGTATCGTCCTGATATGCAACTGTTAGAAGACTATCTTGCAAAACAATGGATCAAAGATTACACACTAGCAGCATGTAAATACATGTTAGGAGAAGCTCGTGAAAAGTTTGCTACTATTGCAGGTCCTCAAGGCGGCACTAGCCTTAATGGAGCGAGTCTTAAAGCAGAAGCTCAAAGTGAAATGGAAAAGTTAGAAGCAGAAGTTTCACTGGCTGTGTCAGGCGGAACAGGCTACGGATTTACAATAGGTTAAAGATCATTGTCGTGCACATACAATTGCATTAGTGCATAGTGAAGCACTTTCATTAGATCTTTTCGTGCATCTGCTTGTGTGCCTTTTTTACCATAACGTTGAGCATATTTAAGTACATTGCCAATCATAAATCCTGTACCGTGACCACCATCTACAATAAATTCTGTTGCTTGAAATTTATCTTTTGCATAATGTTGGCCGTAAGTTGAATCAATATATTTTGCAAATTCTGCAATATATTTGTCTTCATCAAATTTATAATCAATGCTCATAGTAAATCCTTTTTATTTAATATACTATAAAAAATAAAAAAGTCAACCATTAACTGAGTACTTAACCGCTAAAAACCACGGATTTTGCCCAGGATCTGCTAAATAATAATATAACAAGATCCATGAGGAGAAAATAAAAATGGCATTAGTATCACCAGGTGTACAGGTCAGCGTAATTGACGAAAGTTTTTACACACCAGCTGAACCAGGTACAACCCCAATTATTTTTGTGGCGACACAGGAAAACAAAGCTAATCCAGGCGGCACAGGTACTGCACCTGGTACATTGAAAGCGAATGCAAACAAAGTTTATTTGATGAGTTCACAGCGTGAGCTAGCAGAAACATTTGGCGATCCGCTTTTCTATACAGATGAAAATAACAATCCAATTCACGGCGGAGAGCAAAACGAATATGGTCTACAAGCAGCATACAGTTATCTAGGTGTTGCAAACAGAGCATATGTTGTACGTGCTGATATTGACTTAGATGCAATCACAGGCAGCTCAACACCAACAACTGGTAAACCAACAGATGGTGCATATTGGTTTGACACAAACGATTCGTTCTATGGCATTTTTGAATGGAACGGCGCAGCAGCAACAGCAACAAACGGGCAAACATTCCAAAACAAAGTACCAATGGTAATTACAGATCAAACCAAAGTTGTAGATTTTGCTGGTCAAGATTATACACCAAAAGGTGCAGTAGGCGCAGTTGGCGATTATGCAATTGTTGCTGTTACAACTACAAACAGAATGTGGTACAAAAACACATCAGGTGCTTGGGTAGAAGTCGGTAGCACAGAATGGAAAAACAGCTGGCCGTTTGTTGTAGGTACAGCAAACCCAACTATCAACGCAACTGGAGATTTATCATTTACAGTTGACGGATCTTCTCTATGGACAGTAACAACAACAGGCACAACATTAACTCAAGTAGTAGCAGACATCAATGGCGATGCAAACCTACAAGCTAACGGTATTTCCGCAGCAGCAGTAGGCGGCGCATTAGCACTTTATTTTGCACCAACAGCAGATGATATGTTAGATGATATTATTGTTTCAGGTACATCAACATTGTTAGATGACCTAGGCATTGCAGCTGACACTTACTACGGTCCTGAAGTAACTATTGCTCCACATACACAAGTACCAGAATACAAGTCACGTGATACAAAACCACGTCCATCTGGTAGTATTTGGATCAAAACAACTGCTCCAAACCTAGGTGCAAACATCAGTGTAAAAACATACAGTGCTGCAACAGACACATGGTCAACAATTGCTGCTCCTATGTACGCAAGCAATCATGCTGCAATTGAAGCATTAGACCCAACAGGCGGCGGCGCAAACATTCCACTAGGTAGTGTGTATACAACATACAATTTAGGCGAAGACAGTGAACCACTAGGTACATTTGCATTCAAGCGTAGAAATTCAATTGGTGCAACAAACATCACTAGTGCAGCAATTACTACAGGTACATTCACAAGTGGTACACATACATTTACTATGCAAGAAAGCACAGTAGGTGACGCAGCACTAACAACTGCTTTAACAATTACATTTACAGCAACTGGTGTAGCAGCTGATGCAGATGCATTAGCAGATGCTATCAACGGTGCAGGACTTGCAAATGTTTCAGCAAGTGTTAATACAAAAAATCAAGTTGTAATCAGTCACAGCAAAGGCGGAGAGATTCGTATTGTAGATACATCACAGCAATTGGATAATGTTTACAGTGCATTTGACGAAGCAAACAACTCAACAACAGTTAACTTGTACTATGCTCCAGGCACAGATGGTAACACATCGCCAAAGCAATTTGTTGCAAGTAACTGGGCAGATCTAAAATATACTGCTAAAGACTTAGAACCAACAACTACTCCAGCAGATGGTGCATTGTGGTACAGCAGTGTTGTAGACGAAGTTGATATTATGATTCACAATGGTACATCATGGGTTGGATATCACAACTACGATCACACAGGAACTGGTTTGTTTGGCGCAAACAGCACAAACAACGCAACAGGTCCAATTGTTGCAGCAGTTGCTCCAACAAAACAATCAGATGGTCTAAGTGCATTAGTTGAAGGCGATCTATGGGTAAGCACAGCAGACTTAGAAAACTTCCCAAGAATCTATCG